ATGCGCACGCTGACCGATTCGCAGACGAACACGGTCATGAAGATGCTGATGCGCTCGGGCGCCATCGTCTATCTGCCGTGCACGCTGGCGATGAACGACGTGCCGCGCCTGCAGGACGGGCAGATCAACCGGATCTCGGCTCAATTCGCCGGCGTGAACCGGCATACCAGGTACGCGGCCTAAGCGGCCACCAGCGCCGGTGGGCGCCGGGCAACTGGCGCCCTTTCTTTCGCCCGCGGGTAGCTCCCGAGCACGGGTCTTTTTCCAAATCCAACGAGATCACAAATGGCCAAACTGAGCTTTACCACCTCGCCCACGTTCACCCTGCGCGTTGCCATCCCCGTGCCCGGCAAGAAAGCCGTGGATGTCGAATTCACCTTCAAGGGCCGCAACCGCGAGGAATTCCGCGAGTACCTCGACGCATCGTCGAGCAAAGAGGATGTCGACGCGCTGATGGATACCGTCACCGGCTGGGAGCTGGAAAACGAGTTCTCGCGCGAAGAGATCGAGCGCATGACCCTGTTCTATCCCGCAGCGGCGCGCGCCATCATCCAGCGGTACATCACCGAGATCAGCGGCGTTCGGCTGGGAAACTGAAGGCCGCAGCCGCGGCGATCTATACCCCGATGCCCACGGCCGACGAAATGGCCGCGGCCGGGTTTGCGCCCGAGGACTTCGATCAGGACGTGATCGAGATCTGGCCCGAGCACTGGGACATCGTGCGTTTCTTCATGCGCCTGCCGACTCAGTGGCGCTACGGCATGAGCGGGCGCACCGGCCTGGACTACACCGCCGTGATGTCGCTGCTGTCTGCGATGCGCCTGCCGCAAGACAAGGCCGACGAGATCCTCGAGGGCGTCCAGGTCATGGAAATGGCCGCTCTTGAAGCGATGAACCGCAAATGAACCCCACCCACACGGAGCACACCAGTGGCCGATGAGATCGTCAGCGTAGGCATCAAGATCGAGACGACGGGCGCTGACAAGGCGGCCGCGAGTCTCGATAAGGTGGTCTCTGCTGGTGGCAAGGTCGATGCGGCCGCCGACAAGATCACGGCTGGCGCTGGCAAGGCCAGCAAGTCGCTGGAGACTCTGGGGGCGACCGCCGCGACCGTGGCGCCGCAACTGGACAAGGCCGGCTCGTCGGGCGGAAAGCTCGGCGACCTGTTCAAGCAGGCGACCGACGGCGCGGGCGCGTTCAGTGGCTCGCTCGGACTGGTCAAGGCTGGCCTGGTGGGGGCCGTCACCGCACTGTCTGTGCAATCGGTGGTCGAGCTGGGGAAGTCGTTCCTGCGAACCGCAGACGCCATTACCAACCTGAATTCTCAACTGAAACTGGCGACGGGCAGCGCGGCCGCCGCCAAGGACGCATACGAGGGCCTGTTCTCTGTTGCCCAGCGGTCGCGCGTCGGCTTCGTCGAACTGGGCAACACCTATGCGCAGATCGCACGGGCCACGGATGGCCTGGGCCTGAGCGCGTCGAGTTCGCTGCGCATCGTCGAGACGCTGGGCAAGGCGATCACGATTTCTGGCGTGTCTGCCGGCTCGGCCAGTGCGGCGATGATCCAGCTTTCGCAGGGCCTGTCATCTGGCACGTTGCGCGGCGAGGAACTGAATTCGATCCTTGAGCAGACCCCGCGCGTTGCTCGGGCGATCGCCGACGGTCTCGGGGTCAGTATCGGCCAACTGCGCACCATGGGCTCGGAAGGGAAGCTGACTGCTGAGGCCGTGTCGGGTGCTCTGCTCAAGGCGTCGGCGACCATCGACAAGGAATTCGGCTCGGTCGCGACGACCGTCAGCCAGGCCATGACCGTGATGGGCAACGCGACGACCAAGGCGGTCGGCGACTTCGATTCCATCGTCGGTGTCAGTTCGGCAGTGGCGACCGGCATCCTGTCAATCGTCGATGCGGCCGGCCGGTTGAAGGACATGTTCTCGGGCAGCTGGACCGGCCAGGCCGTGGCGGCACTGGCGGCGATGCGCCAGAAGATCACAGACAACCGCGACAACCCGACCCTGGACATGCTGCGCGTTCAACTGGACAACGCGTCCAGGCAGGCGACCGGCGACGCCGGCAGCGGGTTTGGTGGCGAGCAGCGCAAGGCATCGGCACAGCGCGAGGTCGCGCGCCTTCAAGAGCGCATCCGCAAGCTGGAGACCGAAGAGTGGGACAAGGCCGCCCAGCTGATCAGCGAAGACGCCGACCGAATGGTCTTGCAATACGGCAAGGTGATCGCCGCCGGCAACAAGTTCATCGAGGACAAGGATAACCAGACCAAGGCGCAGCAAAAGGAATCCGCGTTCGCGAAGCTGCGCGCGGATTTCGCGACGGCCACCAAGGATCTGAAGGAGGGAAGTGCTGAATACCTGCGCGTCTATGCAGCATTCCTGACCGGCAAGGACAACATCGCCAAGAAGTTCGACGACAAGGAAAAGGTCGACCGGTCGGGCGCGAGCAAGGCCAAGTCGGACGCCGAGGCCTACGCGGCCGCGCTCGCGGCCGGCGGAAAACAACTTGCATTGATCCAGGCCGAGGCCGAAGCCCGCCGGCCGCTGACGGCGCTTGAAAAACTGTCGATCGACCTGAAAGAAAAAGAGGAAGAGCTTTCACGCAAGCACGGCACGTCGCGGCTGGCTGAGGTCCAGGCGCTCAACGAAGAGGCAAAGAGCCTGGTCGCCGCCATCGAGTTGCGCAAAGGGTTTGCCGAAGCGAAGGCGTCGGAGTTGGCCGCGGCGGTCGCTGTCGATGCGGCTCGCAAGTCCACGGTCGATTCGTTGCTCGGCGAGGCCGAGGCCGTTGAGGCCCAGGTCAAAGCGCTCAAGCAGGAGACCGAAGCAATCGGGCTCACCGGCGTGGCGCTGGCGCTGCTGACCAACGCGCGGGTCGATGACCAGATCCAGGCGCTGAAGAACAAGGCGACCGTGGCCGACTCCGGCGATGAGGTCGAGGCGATCAAGCGGCAGATTCGCGCGCTTGAGGCACTGAAGGACGCCCGCATTGGCAACGCGCAAGCAAACGTCGCGGCCGATTTCGCCAAGGAAAGCGCGGAGGCGGCGAAGAAGTCAGCCGAGGAATGGCAGAAAGCCTATGACCAGATCAGCCAGGGGCTCACCGACTCGCTGTTTCGCGCGGCCGAGGCCGGCAAGGGGTTCTTTGCGACCTTGAGGGACAGCATCAAGGGCATGTTCAACAACCTGGTGCTCAAGCCGATCATCCAGTACGGGGTCAGCGGCGCGCTCGGGGCGTTGGGGTCGCTGGCGGGCGCCGGGGCGAATGCCGCCGGTATCGGTGGCGGCAGCGGCCTGGGGTCAATCAGCAGCCTGGCGTCGCTGGTGTCGAGCGGCTACTCGATGGCCAACGGCGGCGGGATCGCCGGGGCCATTGGTTCGTACCTGACGGGCTCGGCCAGCACGGCGTCCGGTGTCAGTGGGGCCGCCGCTCTGGCGATCGGCGCAGAGACGGGCGCGGTCTCAGGCGTTGGCGCGACAGCCGCGTCTGGCTTGTACACCGCGCTGTCCGCAATCCCGGTATGGGGCTGGGTTGCAATGGCCGGCGTTGCCGTGGCGGCCATCTTCGGCGGTGACCGCGGCGGCCCGAAATCCGGCGGCAGTTTCAGCACGACCGGCGAGCGCCTGTTCACGCCCAACACCGCGGACGCGATCGCCACCCAGATCGGCGACAGCCTGAACACCTCGATCAGCCGCATGCTGACCAACTTCGGCGCGTCGTCGAGCCGGCTGCAGTTTGGCATCGGCTTCGACCAGGACCCGCAGGGCAAGGCGGACAACCGCATTGCCAGCTTCCTGCGTGACTCCGAGGGCCGCAGCATCCTGGACAACACGGCCGGCCGAAACGTCGGCCGCGACGATGCCACTCTGCAGAGCGAACTCACGACCGAGACAAAGCGCCTGATGCTGGCCGCCCTGCAGGCCGTCGGCCCGACACTGGAGGACGGGTTCGGCGAGATCTTCGCCCGCCTGGACCCGGCCACGGCAGCGCCCGAGGCGATCGACAACCTGTTCGCGCTGGCGGGCCAACTGAAAGCCCTTGGCGACGCAGCCGAGCGCCTGCCGGGCGTCATGGGCACGATTGCCGACCTGTCGGCGGTCTCTCGCGAGAAGCTGATCGGCTTTGCCGGCGGGCT